TTACGGGTTCGTGTACAGCAGGATGTAGCCGAGGGTGGCGCCGGCGGGCGTTTTCACCTTGAGCACGCCGGCCCAGCCGGAGGGGTTGTTGGCGGGGCCGAGGTCGGCGAAGCGATAGCCGTTGCCGGAGCCGCCGGCGACGATGAGTTCACCATTGGCGGTGAGTTCGAGGAGGGTGCTGTCGGCGAGGTTGGAGCCAGGGCCGTGGATCTTGAGGGGTGACGTGGTAGTGTCTGGCGCGGCGATAACGGTGGGGCCGGCGGCAAGGCCGGAGGCGAGGTGTTGTGTCTGCGACGCCCAGGTGCGAGCGTAGGCAGCCTCGGGATCGCTGCCCTGCTGGAGGCAGGCGCCCCAGAGGTGGATGTCGCCGGTGGTCCAGTTGTCGCCGTTGGCGGCGTATTGGCGCACGACGATCCAGAGTCCGGTCTGGCCGCTCGCCAGGGTTCCGGTGATCTTGAAGCGCTGCCAGGACGTTGAGAGCGTGATCTGCGTCGGTCCGGCGAGATAGGCGGCATACGGGTTGTCGACGATGGCGAGCGAGACCTTGCGCGTGCCAGAAGCGACGCGGGCCCAGATGTAGAAGGTGTAGGCGCCGCCGTCGGTGAGGCCGGCGATCTGCTGCTGAATCACGGGCGTCGAGGTGACTGCGGTGATCGCGTCCCCAGTCTGGTTGCCGTCCGGTGCGATGACGGCGTTCGATGTGACCGAGCAGGAGCCGCCGTTCTTGTCCCAAGTGGCCGCGGCGAAGTCCTCGGAGTGCTTCGCCATGTTCTCGATCGGGCCGCCGATGGTCTGGTGCGGGCCGCAGTCGATGGGGCCGGTGAAGTGGTCGCCCGCGCGGCTGGCCGGGATGTAGCCGAGGGCGTTTGTGATTTCGCCGGCCTCTGGCGGGCTCGAGCTGATGGTCACGCTGACACGGTCGTTGGTCGGGTCATCCGCTCCAGCGAGCGAGATGCGCGTGCCCTGGACCAAGTTGAGCGCGCGGCGCGTCCCGACGTCGACGCCGTCCTTCTGGACTTTGTGCGGGAGCTCGCCGCTCACGATGTCGGCGGCGGTGTGCGTGTGGCCGGGCAGATCGCCTGCCGCGAGGTTCACGCCTGCGGTCACACGGCCTTTGCTATCGACGGTGACTTTCGAATACGTACCGGGCGACGCGCCGGACGCGGCCATCGAGAGCACGCCGGCCTCTACCGCCAGGCCTCCGGCGGCGTCGACCTGAACGATACCCTTGTTGCCGTAACCGGCGTCCGGATAGGAGAACGCGCCGAAGGTTTGCCCGGGCGCGAAGTCGATGACTGCGTCCGCGACCAGATGGTCATTGGCGTTCAGCGCGAGGCCCAGATCGCCAGAGCCATCAGCCTTGCGCCACTTCACCGCGCCAGTGTTTGGCAGACGGACCAGTCCTGTGGCGGCCTTGTTGCCCGCGCCGAATTCCACACCGTCGACGAAGTTCTTCGCGCCGGTGATCGTCACCGCGCCGTCCTTGCGCACGTAGTTCCGGCTTGACGCCGTGCCGAGGTCCTGCTCGATGGCGACAACAGCTTCCTGAAGAGCCTTGATGTAGGCCGAGACCATGTTGGCGCGCACGGTCGCGCCGGAGGTGTGCTGCGCCGCGACGGTGCCGAAAGCGCCGCGCTGGCAGCCGGTGAACTGCGTGGCGGTCTTGCCCGTGTAAACGATCAATTCGTCGTCGATAGAGAGGATGCCGTACTCGTCGGGAAAACCCACGCCGGTGGACTCGACGCTGATGGTGGTGTCGCCGGCGTAGACCGGCATGGTGGTGATCGTTTCGAGCGGCTTTGCTGAGAAAGCATCCGCGGGCGAGTAGAGACTGGAAACGTCGTCGATAGCGTTCGGATAGTTACTCATCCGTTCAACCTCCTCGCGTTCAATCGGAACGCGTTCATCCGGCTGCTCGGCTCAGGCGCATAGGCAACGGCGACGGGCGCTTCGGGCGATCTCGCGGCGCGTGGCCGGCGATACGAGACAAGCGTCGCCGTGGACTGCACCGGCACTTCCAGCGGCAAGGCCCGCGAGTTCAAACAGAACTGATCGAACGCCCAGAAGCAGAACGAATACAGTCCGCGATTGCGCCACATGCCGTAAGCCTCGCGCATCGGTGGGTCGGGCGGGCCGTAGATGCCGGCCAGGTACATGCACTCAGACGCCGGGCGGCCGAGCTTCAGCGGGAACTCGAGCGTCTGGCGCATCAACGGTGCGTTCTTCTGCCAGACGTCGTAATCGAAACCCTCCGCACGGAAGTACTTCACGCCGTAGCTGGAAGTCTTCCACTCGTTGGGCAGATTGACGTGGAAGTTGAGCGCGCGAAACGCCGGATCCGGCGCGGGCTTGCCCTGGTTGGCGTCGAGCGGCCAGAGGCACTCGAACACCGCCGAGGGATGGAACCGCCGGACGTAGCTGATGACTTCGGCGCAGTATTCCCAGATCCGGTCCCGCAGGAAGTCTGCCGCTTCGATGTCGTCGTAGGGCGAATCGGTGTTGGCCAGGAACCTGTGCAAGGGCCGGCCGTAGCGAGCCTGGAACGCCGCCTTCGTATCGTCGTCGTAGAATGGCATGCCCGAGGCGTTCGGAAAGTACCACCACTGCGTTTCGCCGAACTGGAGCACGATGGGGAGGCCTGCGGCGGCGATCTCGTCGGCGCACTCCTTGTACATCTGCTTCAAGTAGTTCCGCACGCGCGGGCCGAAGTGCATCTGGTGCGACGGGATGGGCAGGAAGACGGGCTCGCCGTCCCAGTAGCGCGCGGCCATCGCCATCGGCGGCCGGTAGCACTCCATCGAGAACGCGAAGCTGGCCTCGATGCCCGCCTGTTTGAACTCGCGGGCCAGGTCACGAATCCAGTTGCGTGCGCCGTGCGTCATCACGGGCGAGATCGAGTCGATCATCTCCCAGTCGCCTTCGGCCCCCGGCTGGTCGAGCGGCGGCGTGCCCTGAGAGATGCTCAACTGCGCACTGGCCGAGATGGTGAAGGTGTAGCTCGGGGCGCGGGAACGGATGTGGATCGAGCCGCCGTCACTGGTGCACCAGACACCCGGAAAGGTGACGTTGATCATCGCACGCAAGTGCGCGGCGATGTCCTCCGTGGCGAGGCCCGCGCCGGGCGAGAAATAGAGCGTGGTGCCTGAGAGATTGATCCACAGCGGTTGATCCACCTCCCAGGCGCCGATGCTCACGGTGCAGTTGGGATAGCTGGCCTCTACGCGGCGGCGCTTGTTGTTCCAGAAGACGCCCATGTAGACGTCGGCGTGGCCCAGGAAGCCGAGCTGCTTCAGGTGCCAGACGTGCCAGGCGGGCGGCTTCTTGTAGCCGTGGTCGGTGTCAAAGTCGATGGCAAGGGAGACATCGGGATAAACCTTCGGCGGTTCGGGCGGGTCCTGGGGTTCCAGGGGCCACAGGTAGTCGAAGTAGAAGTAGTAGCCGTTGCTCGCCGGGTGTTTGTCGAACAGCGCGCGGATCTCGACCGTGTGTGTTCCGCCAGGCAGCGCGCCGGCGAGCTTCTTCATCGCAGCGAGGCCGTTGTAGTCGTTGAGATAGAGATCGCGGACGACCGGCGTGCCGCTGTCGATTGTGACCTCGATTCGGCCAGCGTCGCGGCCGAGCCAGGTGCCGAGGTAGAGATCGTGCTCGCGCGGGTGGGAGTAGCGGATGGTCACCGCCCGCTGGTCCTGGGCGTCGTTTGGTGCGCAGCGTTTGGCGTGGCCGAGCGACCACCACTGCGTAGGCCAGCCCTCGCCATAGCGGTAGTCTTCCCAGAAGCCCTCGTAGCGGCAGCGGCCATCTGATTCTTCGATGCGCGGCGCGTCGCCGCCGACTTTGAGTGTCCGGTCGCCCGTGACGGCGAGGTTCGAGATCCTCACCTGCCACTCGATATCAGAGCGTGTGCCGGTGATGGTCGAGATCCGCTGGATGCGCGTGCCGGGCGGCCATGCCTGCGGCGTCGAGGAGTCTTCGCCGCGGCGAACCAGGAGGCGGTAATACCAGGTGGCAGGATCTTCCGGGTCGGGCCGGACCAGGCCGAAGTTGGCGAGGCAGGTGATTCGCTCCTCGGCGCTCGCCGTGCCGACGTAGTACTTGAGGCCGGCGAGCATGGCTTCGGCATCTACAACGTGCCATTCCTCTTCCGTGCCTGCGGGCGTTGCCGTCACACCCTCCTTGAGGAGCCCGCCCGCGGCCAGTCCGTATTCGACATCTTCGAAGCGCGGCGCGAAGGTGAGGTGGACCTTCACGATGTCGCTGGCAGGAACGGGCACGAGCGAGTTGCGGTCGCCGTTCAGGTAGCCCGTGAGCGTGGCGAAGGGGACCGTGAAGCGGTAGGCGCGTGTGTTGCCCGCGCCATCGACGGCGGCAGCGAGCGAGGTCGCCCCGAACGCGTCGTCCTTTTTCTCGATCCGGACGATCTTGTTCTCGCCATCCACCGACACCCGCACGGGCATGCCGTTGGCGTCGCGCCCATAGGCGCCCAGTTGCCCCACAAGCCGTACTTTAAGTTCGCACGAGTTGTTCGTCGTGCTGAACTGCTCGGCGGCGAGGCTGCTCGGCTGATCGCCGTAATCGGGCGCCGGCGCGTCCACCACGCGATTCTTCAGGACCCGCCCGAAGTGCCGCGCCCGCGGGAGCACTCGGCAAACCGCACCGGCAGAGTGGCGGCGGTTGAAGTGCGCCGTGAAGCTGCCACTTGACACGGAGAGGACCTTCACCACTTCGTCGTTCGCGGCTCCGATGTCGACGCCGACGTAGTCGCCCACACGGATCTCGGCCGAGGAGGCGACTTGGGCGGTGTAGATGCCCGACACGGACCGGCTCAGCGTGGCGGGCGCTGAGCCGCTGTTGGTCGAGACTTCGACCGGGCCGTTCACGCCCGGCTCAAGCGAGACCGTGATGACGTTGCCCGCGGCAGTGCAGTCCACCAGCCAGCTCGAAATGCCCACCATCGAGGCCAGGCGGGCGGCGATGTCGGCGGCGTCAGTCGCGCCGGCTTCCTGGATGCCCGCGCCGCCGTTGTTCACCAGCAGGTAGTGCCAGAAGTTCGGGTCGTCCTGCCACCAGATGGCCTGTTCGCAGGAAGGAACGTCAGGCGCGCCGATATTGTTGAGGAGCCGCGTTTCGAGGTTGCAGAAAGCGATTGCCTCCGCCGAGGTGCAGGACCAGCGCGTGCCCATGAAGTAGACGTAGGCGGTGTCGGTGAGGGCGGGCGTTGGCTTGCCGACTACCAACTCGTCGAGCGTCGCCGCGTCGCGATCATGAAGCGCGAACCCGAAGCTGCCAGGTGCGTATTCGCCTGAGACGACTGCTGCGTGGTGCATCAGCGGCACTTCGTAGATATCGCCCGCTCCGGTCGTAATCGTGAGCTTGTCCCACCCGACAGAGGCGTAGCGCACGCAGTCCGGCCGGACGTTGCCCTCCTCGCCGTTGACTGGCAGGATTTCCATGTCGTACTGGAGGGTCAGACCAGAGAGATCCGTCACCGGGAGCGGCTTCAAACGGAGGTGATTGAAGTAGTCGTAGGCCGAGTAGAGCTGGACGTTGGCGAAGTCCTCGGCCGCCTGGAAGATACCGGAGATCTGGAAACCGGTCTCAGTGGCGTCGTGGAGCGTGGTGGTCGCCGCGCGGCCGGAGAAGCCCTGGATCTGGACGGTGCGGCGGGGGTCGAAGAGGAGAAGGGGAGCCGACATCGATTTGGAGACCCGCGTTAACAGCGATCGCTTGACTCGGAGGTTTGGTTCGGGGTAAATCCTGTCGCTATGTCAACCCGCAAACTGGCCGTGTTGAGCACGATTCTGCTGGTCGCAATCCTGTGCGCGGCCATGCTGCTGCCCTACCTCCCCGGCCGGTTCGACGCATCGGCTGCGACGCTCTCGTTCCTGACCCGGGCTGCCAGCTATGCGAGCCTGCTTCTGTCGCCAGTCGGTTTGGCTTGGATGATCAACCGCCGGCAGTCCAGGCTTTGGCACAGAACGGCGTTGGTGCTGGCGGGGCTTATCGCGTTTGTAACCGCGGTTTCCGCTGTGGCCGTGAACCAACTGGCCATTGGCGTGATTCTTGGGATTGGCGCCGCAGCGTTCATTTGGCGCGCGTACCGCCGCGTGCGAGTCGGCTCGGCTCCCGTCGATGACGGAGGGTACCCGCTCCCCTTCCGCCTTGCGCTGCTTCCAATTCTCCTCGTCACTTTTGACGCCACAGTGCTCCCGCGAGCCGCGCAATGGAGCCGGGACCGCGCCATTGAACATAGCGTCCCACTCATCACCGAGATCGAGTCCTTCCGGCAGCGCCGCGGACATTACCCTGTTTCCCTGCAGTCCCTAAATCGGGATGTCCCTACTGGAGTCGTCGGCATCGAGAGGTTTCTCTACGAACCGAACGGCGAAGCCTATAACCTATTCTTCGTTCGGCCACACATCGAGCTGGACGCCCAAGAAGTGGTCATGTTCAACCCTCGCGATGAGCACCGCTTCACGTCTCACGAATTGGACCTTCTGCAATACGACGGCGAACACCTGGACCTGCGGCGCGGCGACCGGCGACGCACCCCGTTGCGCCAGGCGCACTGGATGTCGATCTTGTTTGACTGAAGTCGCCGGTTGCCGTGAGTTAAGTCTGGATGACCAGGGTGAGGTCGCTACCAGGATCCGGCGAGGCGACAGCCAGGATGTCGAATGCAACGTCGTCGCCTTCGTAGAGGATCGGCGTGGGCCAAATGGTGGGCCGGATGCGTTCGCCGGCGGCGTGGTCTTTGGTCAGGATGGCGTCGAACGTCTGGTTGTCTGGATCGACGCTGATCACACGGACGTACTCCTCGTTCGCGCCGCCGGGATCGAGGAACACGAAGCCGCCGGCCACGAGGCCGAGCCGGTTCGCGCCATAGGAGGCCGTCTGCAAGGTCTGCGGATCGGGCCCGGCAGTCACCGCCGAGATCAGCACCAGGCCGTAGTCGGCATACGGCAGACGGCGCGTGGCCGGGAGCCCCAAGCCTTCGTTGTTCACCAGAAAGTCATAAGTGGTCTTATAGGCGTCCGGCAGAGCCTGCGCGATGCCCATGTACTCAAGCGGCTCCCACGTCGTGCCGCCGTCGCGGCTGATCTTCACCAGGAACGCCGATTGTCCATCTGTCGTGCCCCGCTGGAGGTAGGCGTAGACACAGCGGATCGACGCGGCGTCCTGCACCTTCATCGGGATGACGACGTTTTCCTGAACGGTGAGCGGGCCGGGTACCTGGAAGGTATAGGCGCCGCCGTTGCAGGTGCGCAGGCCGGGCATGTGGGGCTCGTTGTGGCGCGAGAGCGGGAAGACCGTGAAGGGTCCGTAGCCGAAGTGGTTCGCCACGCCGGCCAGCGCCGCCACGATGCAGGCGCTCGGGAGCTTCGCCTCGATCCTCGCTGGCAGATCCGGTGTGCGGAAGAAGCCCTTGCGGACGCTGAAGGTGAATGTCTTCTGGTCAAGCTTGTAAAAGCGGATGCCGGCAAGATGGGGGCACCGCAGGGTGCCGAAGGTCGCCTGCCCTTCGGGCACGCCCGGGTAGGCGCGTTGCAGGTGAAACTCGCCGCTCGGCACGGCGTCGCCGGGCGCGCCGGGGCCGATGATCTGGGCGCACTCATAGGATCGCCGGCCGGGATTCGCAGGGTCAGCGGACTCGTCATTGAAGACAACGAAGTCGCCTACCCGGAAGACCCGTTGCGTATCGGGATTGACGGTGCAGACCACGGTGACGGGGTCGGTCGCAGCATCGATGGCGCTGTCGATGGACGCCCAGAGATCGGTGGCCAGTTCATCCACATAGTAGAGCGCCAGCGTGATCTCGTGCGCGCCGACGATGTTGGCGTTGCCGGAGGCGTCAGGCGCAACGGTCATGTCGTCGATGGCGAACATGCCATAGTCACCCAAGCGGGGAACGCCGTTCAGCACTCCGGGAACGCCCGTGTCGATGAGCACTTCCTCAGCGGGTGGCTCCGGCACGACGTCTGCGGGCTTCGGGCCGTTGATCAGGTCGTACATCGAGTCCTTCGTCGTGCGGCCCTGGATGTCGATCGAGTAGTCGCGGTTCAGCCGCCAGCCGGTCACACGGAATTCGCCGACACCGCCCGGTATGTCCGGATGGGTCATCGAGCAGACCATACCGGGCTCGGTGTTGAGCGCCAGGACCGTTGTACGGAAACTGATCTGACGCGCCTTCTTCCACTCCCCCGGCGTGATGCCGCCCAGTTCCTCGCGCAGACGCACGGTGATGATGCGCGCCGCCTGCGACTTGGACGCTGTGCCGGAGAGATTCACCGTTGACTTCAGGAACAGTGGACCTGCGCCGCCGCTGATGAGCGTGGCGTGGTCGATGTCGTAGAGCGAGATCGAGTTGGCGACGAACTCAAAATCCTCGTCGGCGAAGTTGGCAGTCAGATGGTTGAACGACGGTTTCAGTGGCGCGAGTTGCAGGCTTCGGAACAGGATATTGCCTTCGGTGAACGCCTCAATCGCCGAGGAGTTCACGCGGACGCCGAGCTTCAGTTTACCGTTGGCGAAGGTGTAATAGCCCAGGCAGTTCATCAAGACTTCCTGGAGCCAGTCGCGCAGCGGTTTTTCCTCCTGGAGGACGCCGCGGAACTTGAATTGAGTCTCCGTGCCCGTGCCCACGAGCTTCGACACTTGCCCGTCGCAGATCGCCGCTGCGGCGACCGCCACCTCCACGTCGAACAGAGTCTCTGCGAAATCGAGTTGCTCGGTGGTGGCGCCCGCGCCAAGGCGCAGGCCTCGGGCGCGCAGGAGCATGTTGACCGCGATCCAGATGGGGTTCGTCAACGGCGGCCCGTAGACGCGCACGCCTGGTGAAGTCCATACCCAGCCGCTCAGCCCCTGGGCGACGACGGCTTCCATGGCGTGCTCGCTCAGGCGCGAGAGCTGCAATCCCTTGGCGTCCGAGCGCCGGATCATGAGGCACGCCGTGCCGGCCGCGCGTTCCGGGCCGGCGTCCGTATCGAATCCGAATGTGGTTGGATTCGGATCGGAGCCCAGACTGGTCATCAGTCCGAGCGAACCCGGGTAGCCGTGATGATACTGCCCGTCGAGCTTGTGGCCGGTGCCATAGGCCCCCAACGGACCTTCGCCCACAATGCCCACGGCGGCGTAGAAGTCACTCTCGTCGCGGCCCGAGGCGATCTTGCAGTTCACGGGCATCGGCGAATCGGTATAGATCTCGGGCAGGACCTGATCGTAGATCGAGTCGGCCACGAGCGAGACTGAGGTGAGCGTCGAGCGGCCGAAGCCCCACACGCCGGTCGAGTTGTCCTTGATGCGCACGCCATGCGGCTTGGCCATGATGCCGCCGTAGTAGTCGTTCATGCCATGGGCGCGGCAGCCGTTCGGGGTGTCGAAACCCTTGTCGCAGCGGGTCGGGTCGGCCTCGGGGAAGTGGACGAGATCGAGCGCGCCTTGGGTGGCGAACGGGCACGACGCGGAATTGAACGGCTTCCAGCAGGTGCGCGAGATCTTGCGCGTCGGGTATGGCAGGTTCAGCTCGTAGAGGCCATCGGCGGCGGTGACGCGGAACTCGGGGCCCGAGTCGCAGGTCCAGTTGACGATGTTGCCCTTCCACAGGTCGAGCTGGATGCCCGTGCCGACATGGAAGAGGCTGAAGGCGATTTCGGCGCGAAAGAGGTCGACGTCGTTAGCCAAGTCACGCATCACGCGGTCGGCGTTGCCGAAGGTGAACTGGGCCTCGTCGGACTCGTTGCCGATGGATTGCGAGATGCCGTCGAATTCGACGAGGCGCGCCTGGTAAAGTTGGCCTCCGACCGAACAGCGCCGGTCGGAGACATAGATTGCCGGGTAGCCGGGCTCAAGCGGCTGGATGCGGACGAGCGGGATGATCTCTTGGACCTGCGAGAGCAGCGCGGTCTGGAGTGCGGCGGGCGGAAAGCGGTTGACGGTCTGGTTCAGCGGGTAGAATGGGCTGGTCTGGGGGATCTCGACGAGCGTCACCCCGAGCGAGCAGGCCCAGTCGGCCACCATCTCCCAGGAGAGCGGCTCGTTGGCGAAGCGGCAGATGACGGGCGTGGTCCCCGTGCCGTTGTCGTTGGGCGCGTTGTAGGAGAAGGCTCCGTAGGGACCGTACTTCGACTCCCAGAAGTTGCGCAGGGCGATGCGCTCGGCGTCCCGGAGCCACTGCTTGCGAATGGTGAAGCGCCGCGCGCCGGTGCCGACGAGCATGCGCTGTTCGATCTTGGCATTGCCGCTGCCGAACTGGTGCACTACGACCTCATGGTCGCGGCGCACCTCGAGCGGATAGTCCGGCACGAGCGGGAACACCCCGCTCGGCGCGATCTCCGGGACAGCGATGTTGCCGATGTAGTCAGGCAAGTTCGATCAGCTCCAGCGAGAGATCGGCGCGCGCGAGCGTAACACTCTGTTCCCACGGACTGGCGAAGCGCACGGTGTACCGGCCCGCAACGGCCTGCCCGGTCGGATCGTGCCAGAACTTCGGGCTGGTTTCATACGGGTCGTAGAAGTAGAACGGCTCGGCCGGGCCCTTGCGGGCGTCATAGAAATCGCGGAGTGCCGACAACTGCGCAAGAGGTAGCCGCTTCGCCAGTCGCCAGCGCTTGCGGCTGTTGGCCGCCTGGACGGAGCGCTGCGATTCGCCGTTCCGATACTCGTTGTCGAGCGCCGGGTACTCGCGTTCGTGGACGAAGACGCGCGAGAGGCTTGCCGGCAGCACGGTGAGCGGCGCGGCGTTCTGAACCGAGCCCGGCATCACGCAGTCACCAAGTCGAGCAGCCGCTGGTCCGGCCGCACCCCGATCTTGCTGGCGACGAAGCGCGCATAGTTCGCCGGGTGGTTGCCATCCGCCGAGGGCGCATACACCCGGAACATCTCCTCAATCGTCGGCGACTTGCCCTGCGTGTAGCGCCCGTCAAGATACTGTCCAACGAGCACGCGCAGGATGCGCCAGCCTTCCTCGATCGCACGCCGGCTCATCACTTCGCGGGAGGCTCCGGGAAACCGCTCAGACGCCCACGCGACGAAGTCCACATAACCGCGATGAGTAGGATATGGTTTGCCGCGCGCGTCGCGCCACTGCCGGATGTTGCCGGGGTTCGCGTTCCTCTGGGCAAGGGTCGGCTTCGCGGCGGTGACGTAGAAGCCCTCCATCTCGCCGATCGCCCGCGCGATCTTTTCAATGAGTTCTGCTCGCGTCATGACAGGATCAACCCTGGGCTCAGTTGCAGCCCGGTCATCTCGCGGCGGCCGGCGCTGGCTTTGGTTGCCGTCATCGCCGCTGATTGCACCGCGCGCGGATTCTCCACCACCACGCGCACGGTTTCCTTCTCGAAGAACTCCTTCGCTCCGGGCACGGTGATGTTGATCACCGTGGGAGCCGCCGCGGACGACGGCGCGCCGCCGCCGATACGGTCGAGGACTAGACCGCCGGAGCTCGACTGAAAGAGGCTTCCGCCCTGCTGGAGGAGCGACACGGGGCGCACGGTGGCGGGGAGTCCCGATGTGCTCTGGCCAGTCGACAGTGCGTACAATTCGACCAGGTCGCGGATCTGCTGGCTGCGGATCGCCATGTCGAGGTTGCCGCCGAAGCCCTGTTTGGCGATATTCACGATCTCGGCGAGGATGTTCTTCTCGCGGATGTCGACGCCATAGGTCGCCTTGATCTTCTCGCGAGCCTTCTCCTGTGCGCCCTTCACAAACAACCGCACCAGCCCGGCGACCGCTCCGACGCCAGCGCCGATCGCCGCGCCCAGTGGACCCCCGTACTTGAAGCCGATCATCGCGCCGCCGGCGGTGGTCATGGCTAGGCCCGAAACGCCCCCGCGCTGGAGGCCCATCAGGGCAAGCGTCGCGCCGCCGAGCAGAGCGGCATTCGACCGGCCAAGAGCCGACAGCTTCTGGCCCATGGTGGCGGCTTCCCAGGTCACCGCCTTACCCGGCGCGTACTGGACACCGCCGCCGAAGCCGAGAAAGTCCTTCCACCCGCCGAGTAGTCCACTCCAGCCACTGCCGCTCTTCGACGGAATGAAGGGAGGAGTGCCCCACCCTCCGGCCGCGCCACCGGGAATGGGACCACCGCCGCTGCTTTGGCCGAAGACCGGCGCTGCGCCCACGCCGAGCAATCCGCCGAGCCTTCCGAGCGTGCCCCCACCGGAGGCGCCTCCGCCGGCTAGCGAGACCCGCGTTCCAGTAAACAACTGCATCAGCATCGCGGCCACGCGTGAGCTGACCACGTCCTTGATGGCGGTCAGCAGGGCGGTCTTGAGCGAGTTGCCGATGGCCGCCCAGAGGGACTGCGACTTGGTGAACAGCGCGTCGAAGACTCCCTCGGCCTGGCGCTTGAAGGAATCGAAGATCCGCTGATTGTGGTCCCTCACCAACTGCGCCTGGCGGATCGCCGCGTTCTCGCGCGCGCCCTGGATCGCGGCGTCCGTGGCCTCCTGCTGGAACCGCCGGATCTCATCCCGCTGTGCGGTGAGCTCGGCGATCCGTGCCTGGATTTCATCAGCCCGATAGCCGAGCCGCTTGAGCTG